GTCACACTAATGGGGTTAACGGCAACCCATTGAGTTGGACCTATCCCCTCCAATTTGACGGTCCTACCTGCCTCTGTGGTGTCCAGGTAGACACTACCCTCCCTATTGATCATAGTGAGGACACCATTCTTCCGATGAATCTGCCGAGAGCGATTCTTCTTGAGATCATACTGAACCAGATTCGGTTTGGGAGGAGATTCTACAATACGAGCAAGTGCCCCTCCCTCGGCGGGGGTATTACCACTAGTTGCGGGATCGATGTTGTTGAGGGGGTGGGGCCAATAGTGAGATAGGAAGGGTTGCTGTTGGTTTCCCCCAATGAAGCTCACCACACACCACTCCCCATCCAGCTTGGTGGTATCCACACCACTGAAGTCCATATTATAGGCAGAGCCGTCCAGAAACTGACTGCTTCCCCTAGGCAAGTCCTCCTCGAAGTTGTCCATCCCACTGTGCCGCTGAGGGGGGATGATCACATTGTAAATAGGGGTATCAGGAGTCCCGTAATCACTACAGACGAGGACAGTACATTCCTGGTGGGAACCCCTCAATTGAGGGTGTGTGCTTGCTGTTTGATTCCCCTGTGCGTCTGATGGTTGAACCGTGAGGATAATCCCAATCTTTGGAAACACACCCATACCAATAGAACTATGGGCAGGATGTGATAGTTGAGAAGAAGGATAAACAGTATCATCTGGAAGAATCATGATTAGTCCTTCTTTCCAAAACCACCTGGTATCCCGGCGCCACCACCTGGTATCCCAGCGCCACCACCTCCACCACCTTTTAGACCATGAATGGAGGGATCCAAAGCAAGGCTCTTATCTTCCTTAAGAACTTTATCAACAAGTTCATCTAACTTATAGGAAAAGCTATTTTTGAACTCTGTTGGGGCAAATGAATCTGCTGCAAGATATCCTTCTGTATTCTTTGCCCATGTTTTTTTATGATTCTTGGGGTCATCCACATAGTTAGCATCCTGTTTGATCTTTACAGGTTCTCCATAAGGAAGAATGGATGCTCTGGATGTAGCTGAGGAATCCATCTGGACAAAGTAGTCTGCCAATCTCCCCTTGTCATTTCGAACCCCCTCGAAGCCCTTCCTCTGGGGGTAGACGTACACAGGGAAAGGATCGTTCCTCTGTCCACGACTGAGGGTCAGTGTTGTGGTGATGGACTGTGGATACGACCAGCTCTGGTTCACTCCCTCCACATAGTAGGATTCACGTCGCTCGAGAATATCCAACCTGGTACCAACTCTGATCTCTGGAAATGCCCTTGTGGTGATGGTCCCAGTGAGGTATTCAATCTCATGCTGATACCAATGATCAACCATCAACGCCCACCGAGCCAGCACCCTCCTATTGACACCTTGATCCACACCTCCTCGAGTAGCGAACATCCCAAATCGTCCATACTTGGACGAATGCTTTCTGACTCGAAGCCCATGGCGGGCCACGCCAACGGCAGTAGTGATAGGTTGGATCTCTTGAGTCAAATACCGAGAGTGGTAGATAGTCCCGCTGGTCACATCACTGTAAATCTCCAGCAGATTGAAATGGGTTGCATCACTCCTACCGATGTTCTCCTGAATGATGTCAGTGATAGAGATCACTGAGACATCTAGATACTTCGTCGCAAGAGCCTTCCCTTTGCCCTCCACCAAAAGACCAAGATTCATGGCCGGAATCTGGACTACCTTCCGACCTGGTTTGTTGGGCTCCTTGGAGAAGATCGCTCCGAAGTAGATCAGACCCAAAGATTTATTCAGAACCTTGACAGATTCGGGCGGGGCAATGCCCTCAATGGTGCTGAAGGGGTACTCCCTCATCACCAGACATGGGGCGTAACTCACTGCACCATCATTCCCATCAATCTCATCCGGTTCTCTGGAGTAATCGGTACCGGACCCTACAGGTCGTAGATCACAAAATAGCTCGTTAAGGAATTCGTTGGAGTGCCCATTTGCAAGTGACCACAACGACCCCTCTTCCCAGGTGATTGAGATAGATGTGCAGTGCCCATCAATACCTTCCCACTCCACGAATCTAAAATCGATCATGTCCAGGAGATGTGGAGGATTTTGTGGGTTAGCACCTGCTTCTATTGTGGTTAATGATCTCCACTTCTGTGTGGAGAAGGTACCTTTTGGAGCCCCCCTTTGCTCAAGAAGTTGCTGCACGAACTCATCTTGAAGCTTCCGTTTATCAACCTTAGTAGGACTATAGGGACCCGGAAAGGAATCCGGATAGGAATCTTCAACCATCTTTGCGGCTTCGGCTTCGATCTTCTTCTGAAAGTCTTCAGATGTTTTCCCTAATTCCCATCCAGGAACCAGAGCATTCCGCACGGACTCAGAGAGCCTGTTCCGCGCCCACTTCACTCTCTCTCTCCTGGCTGTCTTAATAAAACCACCCTGAAGCACCTTTTGTAGACTTCGAGGGAGCAGGAACTGCCCACCAAACCCACATGTCAGTTCTAGAAGCGACATCACTAGATCGGCAGGAGAGCCATACATCGCAAGCCCTCTTGTCCTGAGCGCAAATCCTCCTAGATTTGCTGTCCCGGCGAACTCGCCAATGATGTCTTCCCTGTTACCAATGAAAGGGTTGAAATACAGGTTGGTCTTGTCAAATGCTTTCGTGAAGTCAGAACAGGAAACCTGAAACTGAGTTGTTGTGCTACCAGTGCCAGGATCAACTCTGATGGTTCTACTGATTCGATCTACGAAACCAAAGAAGTTCTTGATGAACCCTCTCCCATCCCCTGGATCAAAATAGATATACACATAGTCATTGGGGAAGATGTAGTTCATGTAGTTGAGACGAGGCACCATGGTAAAGGAAGCGTGCCCCCCACCCTTGATGGTCTTGCTGGTGTCACACTGGGTTACATCTTTACTAAGGTTGATCCTCCCCTGAAACTCATTGTCATCAATGTGGGAAAACACAATGATCTTGCATCTGGTTTGTTGACGGGGAATCCCATCAATAATCTCACTACCAAATGGATCAGCAAAAGTGGTCTGAATATCAGCCAATGATTATCTTCCTATTTATGGCTTTAGTGGGCTAGCACCACCACCTGGTTGAGCTGGATTTATGGATGGATTCGCGGATTGTATAGTGAACTCAACCGGAACTGTAACCTTTTTAGAAGTAGCAGGACCAGTAACAGGAACTGCAACAGATGCTCCAAAAAACGATCCAGCTCTTGTTGCCGCCGCAGCAATGTCCGAACCCTTAGTCTTTTCACCCTTTGTTATGTCCTTTTGCCATGTGGGAATATCTCCTACCCCTGGGGCTGCTTGCATTGGAGCATTAGGATCGTGTTTACCTTTGATGATGTAGGGAGCCAGTTTCTTAAGTGATGGAATTCCCTCCTCCTCAGTGATCATCTTATCAATAGCTCCAAGTAGTAAATTCTTCTTTCTCTCAGATGACATGCGAGCAACATCACCAAACTTCTCAATAGCCTTCTCACCGCCAAATACGGTGCTTAATGCCTCTTTGAGCATCTCACCTGAAATTGATCCCGGAAGAGCACCGGATACCTGTTTACGGAATGCCTTAAGCTTTCCAACATTCCCTCTTTGCCTCATCAACGTTTCCTGCTGTGTTTCACCCTCGATCGGAAGAGCAAGATGAGCAGCAGCAGCAATTGAAGCTGGACTTTTAGCACTAACTTTATTTTTTTCCCCCCTCCCACCGAGCCAACTAGTAATTGTATCTGATATTACACCCAAAACTAGTTTGATCTCAGGTAGGTTTTCCTTCATAATCTTGACAAGCTCTTGCAAAATCTTATACTGTAAATCCTGTACATCCTCAACTAACTTGGCTGCTTTAGCTCCTATTCCTGCACTTTTGGCCTCTTGACCAGCTATTCGCTTTGCTACACTAGAGAAACCTTCATTGATAGCATCTACCACTCGATCTTCAATGGGTTTGAATGCCTTGGTCGCCTCTGCGATCTTCTTGAGGATTTCCTCCTGATTCTCACCGTTATTGATCATGTCCCCAATTCCCTCGATCATATCGAGGTTCAAACCTGGCATTGCAGTATTGATCGCGAGGTTTGCTTCTTGTTGCTGCTGAGTTGATCCTCCTCCTCCGACCACCCCATACTGAGAGTAGAGTTCCTTGAACACATCCATGATATTTTGGGCACCACCAGCCCCTTGAGCCCCTCGCTGCTGACGCTTCATAGCATCGTAATAGGAAGTCTCCCCACCTGGCTTTCCAAAACCAAAAGCTTGCAGCATTACCTGTTGACCAGCCTCGCCTCCTCCGGGAGATCGAATCGACTGATCTAGGGTTTGCATGAGATTCACACCACGTTGACCTTGCATACCCGGAATCCGACCCAGGTAGGACAACGTGTTGGCAATGGAACCCACATCCACTTTGCCCGTCTGTCGCCCACCCATGGTCTGAGCCATGGATGCGACCCCCTTTAGATATTCAGGGAGACGAGCTTTCTCCAGACCAGTAATGATCCCACCCTCAACCATCTGGCCCAGGAGCTTGGCAGCAGACTCTTGATTTTCCTTCCCCGAAAAACCCACCCCAGCTTGGCGAAGGCTACCCATGATCCCAGTAGCTTCTCCAACATCCATTCCACCCCCACCCATGGCAAACTGCTGGGCCAGCGTAACCGCTCCAGGGTCTCCAGTTGCCCGTCCCACACCAGCGGCATGCCGATAGGTTTGAGATGGGCCATATCCCATCCCTATTCCTTTTCCGATTCCTATCTGCCCAGGCCGAGCCCCCATCCCTGCAAGAGGAGCCATGGCCTGACCCACCTGAAGATGAGTCTGATAGCCCTGCTGGATACCCCCAATAAGCATCCCCAGAAGCCCTGAAACAACTGTAGATCCAACATTAAAAGCTGCACGTCCTGCACGAAGAGCAGGCTTCGCCACAACACCAGCAGGTCCCCACTGTTGGTTTTGCTTCAACCACTTTTGGTATTTAGTTTGGATTCGTGTCTGAATTGAATCCAAAGACTTCAATAGGACATTTTGCTTCCCATGTTCTTTAGTAATTCCTGCAACACTTCCTAATCCCTTCTTACGAAGAGCCTCAAGATCCTTCAGATTCCTCAGTTTAGTCTTATGATCAGTTTCAGCAGTCCTTTGCCTGGTGCGAAGATCTCTCGTCTCATTGGTTTTAGTTCGCCCCTCAATTCGGCGAACTTCCTCCAATTGAGCTTTGACTTTTTTGATCTCTTTTGCTGCGTCAGCAACTTCTATTTGAAGACTGAGGACTACTTTGTCATCTGCACTGGGCATTAGGGCTACGCTCCGTCAACCAGAGGCCAACCGGCTGTAGTCGTCCTTGAAGCCATCCTTGGAGACATCACTCTGATCTTCTGATTTCTCTTCTTTGGGGTTTGCTTTATCGCGATGCCAGGATGGCAAGTCCTCCAGAAGATCAGGTTCGAGACCCATAGCTATCTCTTGTTCCCACTTATCGATGTAAGGATCACCAGTACCAAAAGTGACCTCACCCTTCTCATCTCGACTGGCTTCGAGCCTGTGTTCCTCGTAGTAATCCTCCCAGTACGAAGTCAGTAGTTCTAGAAGCGTCTGACTTTGGATAGCCTCATGGGTCCAGGGAAGCTTGAACTTGTCCTCCACCCACCGCCGCAACACGTCCAGCAGCCCCGGATCCTTCACTCGAGCCGCCGCTATCAACCGGGCTGCCTTGAACAATGACAGCGGCTCCTCGGAGAGGGGAGGCAAATGAGTTCTCGAACGTAGCGACCTTCTTGAACACAGATAGGATGAGATCAAGGTCATCAAGCTCATCCAGGTTCCACCACGTGGGCTTTCTGATCAATGATTGCTCAAGATGAGCAATCATGTAGTTGGTCCAGTCCGTCTCCTCATCAATCCCCATCCCAGGCTTCTTCTCATCGAAGTAGTAGCCTCCGTTGAGCTGAACCTTGCGAACCTGAATCCCAGCCATGCCTTTGATGCTGAGCTTCTTGGTGGTGAAGGTTCCCTCGAGCACTCTCCCATCATGGGTCGTGTGCTTGATGAAGAAATCCAAAATCCGAGGCATGGGTACTGCGGTCATCATTCCTTGATCCATCTGATCTTCTCCTGTTTTCCACCAGACCTCTACTTAACCCAATGATTTCACTGGGTTACCGTTCTGACTCATCCTCGACTCTGATCGCGACAAAGGTCACGTTGTCAGCAGTCAGTCCTCGAGATGTGACATCCCAAGAATGGCCACTGGCCCGCACGCCCTGGAAGAACGCCATGGTCCTACGTCCACCCTCAACGGGCTTGGCATCTTCGATGGAAGCTGTCAGTGACTCAGCGGTGATGATGCTTTGGATCGTGGGGAAGATTCCCACCTTCTTGAGCGACTGCCCAATGATCCGAAACACCGTGGCATTGAGGGAGCAGCGATATGCCACTGGCACATGCTCCTTCACTTCCAGAAGATCAAGGCAGTCAACTGGCTCGTAATCGCAGCTTGTTACCGTGGAGTTGTTTAGACTCCACTTCCTCTGGTTTCCCAGAGGCTCAGACTATATCACCATCCTGTCGCACACAGGATGCCGCGCGCTCGTGCCCTTCCTCCATGGTCCAGTATTCAATATTGAACCGAAGGAGTTCTGGGGAAGCATTCTTGTACTTAAAGTTGATCTTGTAGTGCATCGAAGGCACAGCAAGAACGTAAGGACGAACAATGTCCACGAACCTGCGTGCATTCTCCGTGTTCATATACACGAAGAATCCTTTAGACCACTTCACTTGGCTTTCGATACCCCATCTAGACATCAACCATGAACAGATCACTTCATTCTCTTCCTCTGAGAATGAATGAGTATTCATGATCAATGGTCTCGAACTGATGCTTCTCTCGGAAGGTGATCGATCTGTGTCGGTACTGTATCTCTTCACATTATGATGAAGGGACAAGTGACCATCATCCATGAACCACAAGGCCAGACCAAGAGGAGTAAGACTTTCCAGAAGCCCTTTATTGAGCTGCTTCTCAGGTCTGTACATCCTCTCTCTGATCTTGGTTAGAAATGGATGAGTGGTGGTCCAGATCTTGATCTGAGGATAACTCTTGCCAAGCTTGCGATTCACCTGAACCACATCCTTGAAAGAGTATCCAAGACCCGGAATCTGCCTCAGGATGGTTCCTTTCAGCTCCACATAATCACGCACGTTGGGCGAATGTGAGGTTTGTGCTCTCACATTCACACCATGGAGTTGAAGATTGAAATCACCCAAGGTCATTCCGATCACTGCTGAGCGAAGCTCATGTCGCGTCAACTTTTCGTACAGCTTCGATGGACTCATAGAGCCCTCTACTAAGACTTCCCCATCGGGTAGTCGTTGAACCTTCTCCCAGGTTTCCCCAGGAGCTTGGCTGCTGATTCCCATGGTGTTGCCACACACTGTAGGGTTCCAGCAATTCACGCGGTTCTCCTCAAGAGATCTCTCTCCTGGGCCACCTTACTTGATGGTTTCCTCACCAGAGACATTGCCAGCGTAGCCCACGGGATCTTTTCCGATCTTGAAGAGGGCTCGTGGACCTGTGAAGACCTGACCGGGACCCTTCACGTTGGATTGATCTGGTGCGATGATCGGCATGAACGTAGCTCCTATTCAAAGTTGTTGTTGATTTCGATCTGTGAACTTCGAACGTGCCGAAGGTTGACCGTGAGGTCTGGTCAGAACCAGAGCACGTTTCTGGAAAGATGGCCCCCCAGAAGTCGAGGACCGCTGGGGGGCCAAGCCTGTGGCCTGGTGGACAACAGGTAGATCGAGTCTACGTTAGTTCTAGAACCACTGTCAAGCTGGCGAACAAAGAGTATCAGCTTGAAGTTTATCAGGAACTACGCAGGCTTGGTGTAGGCAGCCACCGTGTCTCTAGCCGCCAGCATGGCCTCAGCCATGAGGATCATGGCTGCTGACCCACGACCCGACGGGTTGGCTGCATGGGGACTCCCAATCCCGAACGGCTGAGCTGCCACGGCAGTCAGGTAGGAGGGAACCGCTCCCCCAAGCTGGGCGATCATGACCATCAGAGCGTTGATGAGCGAGGGACCAGGACCGTAGGGATTCGATGCGCTGTCCCCAAGACCCTTGCCACCCCTCAGTGCCGCCAGATCCTTATCGATGGCTGCGAACTCCACCGAATAGGTGTCACCAGTTCTGGGCGAGGCGGGAAGTGATCCAGGAGCGAAGTAAAGAACGCCCGTCGTGTTGGAGATCACAAAGGCGTACTTCCCAGTCAAAGCTGTCGTGATGTTCCCCGTGAACGTCACCTTGGCTCCCACGAGAGCATTCACCCCCGTGTAGGCACCAAGATCAGCAACGCCAGTGGCACTCACACCGTTGATGTTCGCGATGTGAGCATTGTAGATCAGCTTCAGGTGATTCATGAGAGTGACTGCCGTCGCAGTGTTGGTACAGGCTGCCACCGTGACCACATTTGGATCAGCCACACCATGCGTAGCAGTGGTCACACGAGCCATGTGAGCAAGCACCTGGACTCGAATGTCGTTGGCCAGCAGAACCAGCCTGGCCTCGCTCCCATCACTGCCCAGAGCTGTCACCACATTGGTGGCGTCCGCTGCCCCATGGACCGCAGGGGTCACAACACGGTGGGCATTGTAGTCACCCTTCATCTCATCAGCCATCGTGTCTGCGGTGGCCTGGTTGGTTGCGGTTGGCGATGACACACCATTGGCTGCATCAGCAGCCACATGGGTGCCAGTCGTCACCAGACCCGTGACATCAACCAGATTCGCGAGGATGTCCAGAAGATCAGCAGCTCGGTTGCCAAGCACTCCTGGGGCCACCACGAAGGATTCAGTCTTCGTGACAGAATCCTGCTTTGGTTGCATCGAGGTTCGAAACGCAGTCAGTTGAGTATCGATCAGAGCCGGAATCGCGATTGCCATGACTTCTTCTCCTTTTGGTTTCTAGCTAACTACGCTGCCTGCGTCGGTAGCTAATTTCTTATGCAGCCTGTGTTGGTAGCTGCAAGAATATTTCATTGAGTTGGAAATTGATCCCAACCACAGGGAAGATCTCTACTCGGATGGTTGCAACGTCTCCGCTGATCTTCACCCGCAGATTGTGGAATGCCTTGATGACAGCACCTCTCTCGTCAGTGCTGTCCACGATGAGGTTTTGGGACCGAGCCAGCTCCAGGTATTCCGAAGCTGTGTCCTTGATGCCTGTGGCATTGGTGGGGGTGGCCTTGACGCCCGTGAATCGATCTTCCAGTAGAGTGCGAAGACCATAGGACACGAAGCGAACCACATCACGAACGCTTCCCTCCATGTAGGCAAGGTTGTCATCCTGAACATGCGTGGTGATGTCCCGCACCCAGCGAATGCCCTTGCCCTTGATCGTCTCCGCGAAGAGGATACCAGCCTGGATGAACTGGTTGGCATCCGTCCTCTCCGAGGGGTCCCAACTGCTGTCCTGGGCAATCTCTGTGGTCTTGGGGTACTTGTGGGTCAGAGGCTCACCCACCTCAGGCATTCCAGCTCGCATGCCCACGGCCAGAGCTGCCATGGCCCACTCATCCATCACCTTCAGGGTGCCCCCCACATCCAGACACATGGGCTTCTGAGAGACGATCTGGATGTCCGTGTTGTTGAGGGCATTGGCTTTCAAGATCAGATTGGTCTTGGTGCCACGATACCCAATGACACCACCACGCTCTGTCTTCTCGATCCCGTTGGCAGCCTTGACGTGTGCTGAAAGCTGGGCAGACACTGAGGACCAGGTAGCCGTTGATCCAAGGTCCTCCTCAACAAGATCACGGACGATGAGGGGAATCACGAAGTTGCATCGTTGCTTGAGCAACAGATCAAAGGCATCCTGCCAATTGGAGTTGGCACTGGTCCCCCTCGTTCCACCTGTGAGGTACTTGAAGGTGTCCCCTGGGTTTCCGATGCTGCCACCAGTGAACTCGGGACGACCCTGGCCAGCTCCCTTGCTGATTCCAGAGGCACGAGTGGCAATGACATTCTGATTCCTCTCGTTGATGTCCCGGATCATCACCCACAGATCAGCACGGAAATTGTTGGCCCATGGAACAGGGACATTGGCAGTGGGAGTAGGAGGAGTGGCCACTGCATCCTTGTCGCTGCGAATGTCCACATCCACATCCCCAAGATCAAAGTCAAAATCCTTCACCAAGAAGGTATTGCCATTGATCCCACCAGGGACAGTTGCCTTGTAGTCCACGTTGGCGTTGATAGCTGCGACTAGCTCTTCCAATGTCTGGTTGGTGGCAAACGTGAAGGTCTTGTCAAGACCTGACACGGCACCGTTAACTGCCACGTAGGTCTTGAGAGATGTTGCCTTCCCTAGTGATCCTGCAAGAGTCGCCTTAGCCGCTGTTGCATAGCGAATCTCATAGGTGGAGGTGAGATCAGGAGTGGTAGTCCAAGGCTGATCTACCGTGAGAACTGAACTCACACCAGCCGTATTGGAAGTGATGGACCGTCGTTGACCAGAACCAGTACCACCAGTGATGACCACAATCAGCCCAGCCATGTCATTGAGAGCCAGGTTGAGAGCAACTTCCAAAGTGATCGTAGAAGCACCACCAGCCGTGGCAGTTCCGTTTCGGACTTGGCCCTTCCTGACGCTGTACGCTTCTGCCACAGGAGTACCACTCATTGCCAAAACAGTCAGAGTCGTAGCTGGAGTGGTAAGTGAGATCTTCCTAAGGTTGATCACACCAGCCAAAGTGATCTCCACAAAGAAATTGATCATCCCTGTGAAAGTGGCTGTGGCATCCACAATGGTGGTTCCAGAACCACCTGAGGCAGTTCCAGAAGCAGTCACCACGCGAGCAGACTGACCAATGTACTCCAGTTGGAGATAGGACTTCCCACCGATGTCCTCCCCAATCTGAGCCACCTTGTCAAACATGGTAGTCCACGCCTGACCCGAAGACGCGCCAGGCTCGTACTCATGTTGAATCTGATTCGTGTGCAGTCCGTAGTCTCTAGACTTGACCGTCGCCACAGGAGCCAAGATGGTCAATGCAGTTCCTGTCAGAGGAGCTGCTGAGAACGCAGGAGACACCGTGATCGTAGCCACTGCGTTGGCAGTGATGGGTCTATCCTCCGCACCAATCCGAAGGATGTTTCCGATCATCTCACTGGCAACCAATGCACCTGTGGTCAGGTTGATGAGCGTGGTTGTAGAACCAGCCGCAGCCGTATCTGCTCCGATCTTGTTGTACTGAACCAGGGATGCCTGAGTTCCCTGATTGGCCTTCACACAGAGGCATCGAAAAGCCCCTCCGGGAACTCGAGGATCATTTGAGGGATCGAACACCACCCGAATGGCATCTGCCAAGGGGCCACTGCGGAAAGCCGACTTAGCCAAAGCAGGATCATCAAGGGTGACCACCACCCCCGGTTCCCCACCATCAGCCTCACCGATCAGACCGATGATGCCATTGGTCGCCAAACTGATCTGAGCAAGAGCACTCGCATCGACCTTGGTGAGTCCACCTGGCCGAAACTGGGTCATTCCATTGAATGTGACGGACCTTGCCATGGTGTCCTCTCCTTAGTAGCTTTTGAACGTCCTGTCCCAATCGGACATGGTTCGTTTGATGGTGGTGTTGGTGAACGCTGCCATTCCATCCTTCCAGTGAGCCCGAAAACCCTTAGCTGCGAACCACCGACTGAATGACACTGGCTGCTCTGTCTCCAGAACAGGCTCAGCCACTGCCTCAACCTTCTCCTCGACGCTGGCCACGGGAGGACCAGCATTGGTCAAATCTTTACTTGGTGTCTTTGCCATTGCAGTTCTCCTATGGTGTCAGGTCCAAAGTGGTTTCGATCACTGTGCGACCTGGATCTTCCGAGTCATCAACATCAGGATCATGAACTGCCAACCCCACTGTGATCTTATCAATGAGGGATGCCTCCGACGCCTTCTGGTAAATATCGAAAGAGTAGCTAAACGTTAAAGACAAAGCCCGTTGATATGCCAAATCAGGGTAGAACTCCGTGCGTGGAGAGAAGTCCGTTCCTGACATGGCCAGATTCATGAATCCTTGTTTGATCAAGAAATGTTCGTTAAGGAAGATAAGAGCCTTCACTACACTGTAAAGAAAGACTGTTGTTTCTGGGTTTGAGCCCACAATCAAAAGATCGTAGGTAGTCTGATAGATAACACCCCTCCGCTCAATGATATCCTGAGACGTGAACAGCTTGGATGGTTCTCCTGTTACTCCAGACTGATCTGGAGCTGTTCGAACTTCAATCACAGAGGTGTTATCCGGATTCGTAGCCCAAGAAGGAGTGACAGTGATCTTAGAATCAAACCCACTTCCCACAGGATCAATCATGATGATCTGACGAGTCTGCCCAGCTCCTGTTCCCTCAAGGATGACAACAAACACATCCTCCTCGAAAGGATCTACCACTTTGATCAAACCCTCAGCGATGTGAACCGCTGCATCTTCTCCCTTTGTGGCTTTGGTGGGAGAAAGATAGGTCCTGTAGCCCCCACCCGTGGTTGACACAGAACCAGCTCCCAGAACCGTGGCATCCCCTCGCAATTCATCCTTAGGGAAAGGATGCCCCAGTGAACGCACCATCTGGGGGCCTTCCATCAAATTGCCAACAAAGGCTTGGCTCTCAGCTTCGGATTTCAGCAGGATCACTATTGCTGGAAGATGAAGATCTTGATCAGGATAGTTCAAGTTGATATCGATAGTGGACTCTTGAAAAAAGGTACGCAACTTGTCAAGATCATCTTGACGAAGATTACGAAAGAGCATATCCACAATACGACCATCATCGCGAATGGCGCGGAAACCTTTCACAAGTACCTGCTGAATGATGTATTCGGGAACGATACTCATTTACTTTTCCCAATTGCATCAAAGATCGCTTTCAAAACCCTGGGACCCTCCTCATGAAGATATTTCTTGGCCTCTTCCCGATATGGAGTTCCCTTTCCTCCTTTTCCTACAGGAAGGAATCCAGGATGCTGCCACCCTGTTGATGCGGGATTCACTCTTCTGAAATGAGTAGGATTATTGGACTGACCCTTCTTGAAGGGAACATCCAGAAAAGGAGCCCCGATCTTTTTCTGACCAGGTTTGCTACTGTACTGAGACCAACTCTTTGCTGCTGAAGAAGCCAGCAAAGCTTTCTTCACATCAATTGCTCCATACCCAACCTCAAGAGCAGTTACCAACCAATTGACTTTATTGTCCGGATGATGAAGAACAATCTCTGTGGAGTGAGCATCCACCTTGTGATGGCTCAAAGCCATCATGTAGTTTCGCTTCGTCTTGTGAAGATGACCACCCGCAGCTCTCATCCACACACGGTGGGCTCCAACGGTGAGATCACGCAGACCACGTTCCATTGCCTTGGAGATCTTCTCCTCCAGGTTGGTCACCGCAGCCATGTTAACTGTCACGTCAATTCGAACCATCAGCAGTTCTGAATTCTGGCACAGAAGGGAATGTTGTCCCCCACTCTGGGCCTTGGGTCATTGTTGACCAACGCCACATGCCTCTTTCGCAGAGCGACTCTAGAACCAAGATCACGATTACGATCTCTTCGTGTAGCCGGAGGATCAAAAACAATCCACTCCAGGTAGGCAGCATATTTGAGAACATATGACTGACCCACCTGTGGTTGATTCCCCACCCACTTTATGATCTTGCTTCCATCCAAAAGGAAATCTCCCTCTGGATAGTAACGCACACCGTCATCTCCCTCACACCAGATCCCCTCAGTTGCGCTGTACCAAAGTCGATCTTCATTAGTTTGAAGGAATGTTTCCCTCTGGCTGTTGTCGCTAGCGGTTCCTGCACCCCTCACGATCACTTGCCCATCCCCTACTGGCTGAGGCCAAAGGAAAGTGATCATGTCGTGAGAAGCTATCATGTAACCAGCATGAGGGGACATCATGCAATCGCCAGGCTGAGCCCATCCTCCCTCGATCCTGGTCTTAGATTCTGAAATGCCGGTGATCAGGGCGCAGATCTTCTGAGGACGACGAAAAATGTAACCCTCACCTCGACATAGAGAACAGCCAATCATACTTCGCCGACGAGGGACCTGGTTCTGTTCAATCTGACCAGCGTGGACATCCTCAGCACTACATGGGCAGCGCATACCAACATCGTGGATCACATCCTCTCCACGATTGTTGATCAATCCTTCGTGAGCCCCAAATCCGGGAGAGAAGTCAATACCCAGCCCCACGTTCCTCCCACGGGGAGCACTGAAAAGCTGAGTTCCTTCGTCCCTGGTCTTGGTCATGGCTGGCTTCTAAGCCCCGTATTATATGTCAGTTCTAGAACCACGGCTAGCCCTTGATCAAACCGTCAACATGTTCAGCCCTCGGTACCTTCCTCGAAGGTTCTTGATCTCTCGATTGATGAACTTGTTGTAATCCTCGATAGTTGCGCTGTAGATGCCATAGATGGCCGAAGCTGTGTAGCTCACCGACTCACTGACACCATCCTTGCTCACACTCTGGGACGAGAAACCCCCTCTATAGGCGTGCCCAGCGACCGTCAGAGCATCGATGGCAGCCTTCTTGGCCAGGATCTCCAGGACCACTGCGTCAACGTTCCTGAGGCCAGCCACAGCGTTGAAGTGCCAGAACCCAGGCAGCTCGATAACCCCTCGAATAGACTCCACCCAGACCAGGCCAATGAACTTGAAGCCTAGTATGGTGTTGAAGGGAACAAGCTGGCAAAAACCATTCTTCTCGCTCACCTGCAACCAACTAAGATCAACATCTACGATCCTGGTACTACCAACCTGACCGAAGAGCTGATCAACTCTCAACAAACTAGGATGTGGGAATAGGATATCGATCCACTTTGCCGAAACAGTGGGGTAGAACGTGATGGTAGGAACAATGAAATCCCAATCAGGGTCACTGTTGAGAGAAGGATCAGTGTCCGTGACGATCTTGGTTGGTTCCAGAAACACTGAGATCTTGTCGTTCTCCCACCAGTCACAAGCTTGGCTGATCCAACGTTGAAGCATGGCATCCGTCATCTGGTCTTTTTCAACCAGAAGATCATCAGTGGCATTTACTATAGGAAGCAAACTTAGAGTCCTCACCTGAATGACCATATAGTGAGTACCTGTGCAATCAAAACGAAGCATGTATCGGCCAGGGGCAGTGATCGTAATGAGGGGGCCTGCCCCCCATGAGATTTGACGGCTTCCACTTGTTCCGTTGTACACATAGGTCAGCGGAGCAAATATGGCCGGATGGTTGGCACTCATGGAGACCACTTCAATTCCAGTGATCTGCTTGGGCTGAAACACCACCATTCGAATATCGTTGGCCTTCAAATCCAAACCCCACAGGTAGCTCTTCCGAAGTTCCTGAGAGGTGACAATGCTGATAGAGAAATCAGCCGTCACTCCCTTGACCAACGGAGCACTGACAGAAACCACCTCAATAAAGTAACTACCTCTGCGAATCAGGTTGATGCTATCTGTACTAGTCACATCTGGAAGGTGGATGGAGACTGATCCGGTATCTGTAGTTCCAGAACCAACAATGGTGATGGACTTGGTGTAGGCGACTGCATCCCGAAGCCTTCTCGCCTTGACCAGCTTCAAGGTCAATACTTCCCCAGCCATGCTGGATGGACCTGTAGCGGTCCAGAACACCTGAATGGTGTTCCGATCAATCTCGAACTTGCTGTACTCGTCGAGATCAGTAGTCACAACAATGGAGGTTGGAGCTGCCATGGTCTTCCTCTATGGAATATCGAACAGCTTGTCCGTTGAGTTCACAGGCACGGTCAAAGTTCGACGGTAGTTCACCCTTGGGATCGACACATCCACCACAGCCTTCTGAAGCAATTCCAAGGCAAAGAATCCAGCCTCATCTGTCTTGGCACTGTAGATATCCACTCCCACTCCACCAATGTTGGGGGTAACGCCCAAGATCGTTGGAGCCGAGAGCACACGGGCACTCACAGCCACCCCAGGGAGAGGGTCTCCATGAAGATCAATCAGGTTGCCTGTGATGATGTTGGTGTCAAGACTGATCGTGCCTGGGGTGTAGGAAGAAGCTGTCTCAACGAAAGCCTGCCCCACAAACTGACGGATGTTGGGGCTTGGGAGGGCTCCATTCCCGATCACCACATAGAGGAATGATCCCAGAACATTCAGTTCCGTGTTGGAGAACAGAATCTCGTAGACCCCAGCACCGTTTTCACGGAAGTCGGTGACCAGGAGTGTCTTGAGATTGAAGGTCGCCTGGCTGCTCTTCTTGTAGGAGACATCCACCTGGTTGAAAGTGATCCCAGTTCGAGGAGCACCCGTGTTGATGTTCGTGGCAATGAAGGGAAGCCACGTTGGGGTTCCTTGGAGGACTTCAATGCACGCCATGGCTCACTCCTTCAGCTACCAAACCACTGGCAGTCGATCTTCCACGATGTCATCAACGTAGTCGCCAACCTTCAGCTCACCTACCATCGGAACGTTGCTTGCATCAACCCCACCATCCTGGATACCCGTAACGTAGTAAGTATCATCACTGTTGGGATTGGTGATCGTTAAAGTATCAAATCCGTTTATGTGACCTGGTTTGTTAAGTTGGTATTCCCCTGGGCTGTATAATGCTGAGATCTCCTGCAACACCTGAAGCAATATCACCACTGAGACAGCCGACTTGAATGTGTTATCTGACCAGTCGAGGTAGAACCCATCACTAATACGACGAATCTTAATCTTGATATCAGTCTTTCCAGTTAACTCCTGCCCGCTCTGATTTAGAATCAGAACAGCAATAGGCTCCTTCTTTCCAGACTGGATGCGAATAGAGAACGTCACGCACCCGCTCCATTACCTGAATCTGATCCCTTCTTCCCGCCACCTACTAGATTCATTTTCATAACTACCACAGGATAAATATCACTTCCTGTTTTAATAGCCAAAGCATCAGTTCTTTCGATCATGTGCTGACCTGCCTGACGCATCATCTTTTTCCGAGCTGTGGCAATGGAAGCTATAGCCACAGCCTTCTTATGATCTTCATTGCTTCTCATTCCTTGTTGAGCTGCCAAAGCAATCTCAACTTGCTCCTTGGAGCACACCCCATTAGCAACCAATAACTTACCTAAAAGGTACTCAATACTAGAATTGTCCTGCTCATCAATAGCAGCAACCAAATCCTCCTTGGTGATTACTCCCATTTTGATTAAGATCAACCCAACAGAAGTAGGATCATCCTTTGGATTCATCCTAGTCTCCGATCAATACTATCCAAAACCTTAGTCATGGATTTGATCGCCTCCGTGTGTTCCGTATCTGATTTAATAGACTCACTGCTCAATTCAAACAGTTTAATTGTCAAGTCCTTTGAGATTACCCTCTCCGACTCAATCCCCTTGCGATGTCCTTCCCAAATAGTTTCCAGTTCCTTCCTAGAGTCCCTTCGTTCCAGAACGTACAGGGCAATGAAGATCGCCGCCACCAGGAACCCTGGGCCATGTTTGGCAAGCATTTCCAGAAGTTTTGCCAGGGCAGCTTCCATCCACGAACCTCATCTCCCAGTATACCATGATTCTAGAACCACCCTCTCCTAATCACCATTCTGATCTTCGGCCTCAACCAACGGGCATTTCAAACCCAACTTGCCCAAGCACCGCTGGTTGATCTCCTCAACCACCTTGCCCTGACGCTGCCACGCCTGATTGGCCAGCGTCTGTTGCATCTCAAGGTTGGCCAACCTCTCGTCCTGCCTACGCCAATACCCAACAGCAATTCGCTTCAGGTTCGCTTCATAATACACTATGCACTATGCACTTCATGCAGATCGTGCCGTCCTTGGTCACGTAGTGCCCCTCGACCAATTTGACCAGCTTCGGCTCTGGCTCATGTATGTGACAGAGCTTCCGTTTACAGATCACGCATTCCACCTTGTCTAGACACGTATTGCAATCCCTCTCCAAGTCCCCACCTCCCTCACAACTCCATCACAACTCCGACTCGCTCGTGCAGTACATGGTTGCCGTGGCGCTGGTCCCTCCGCACTTCGTCTCGTGCTCCAGGCTGATCCGGACTTCCATCCCGTAGCTGGAGTGGAGCAGGGTAGTGCCCACGTCGTAGTCCCATGCGAAGATCCATAGCGGCTTCTTGTTCCCACGCCACCCATTGCCGCCGATGACTGGATACGAGGGGTAGCTGTGGTTGCTGTCGTTGATGATGTCGTTGATCGTCTTGTACTTCAGCGGGTCACCGAGAGGGATCTTGGTGCCCGAGGGCAGGTTGT